CTATATGAGCTAAAACTTTTCTTTCACTTTCATCAGATATTAAATCTCCTATTTCATTGGTTTTATTTATGCATGTTATCAAATATATTGGATTTAAAAATCTCATAACCTACCCCCTACATATTTGCATTGCCATCATATTAAAAGCTGGAGAAAACTTTGTTTCCCCAGCTTTATTATTTAATAAATCATTTACTCCAATTGATATACATGAAATAACATCCTCTGTGACCTCTTCACCTATTTTAGCACCAGCATTTGTAAGAAATAGCTTTACAGCTTTAACTTTCCCTCTAATATTAGCTATAACCTCTTCATCATCTGTGGTTATACCTAAATCTGTTAATACTAAATATAAAAGATATTCATCCATATGTTACTCCTATGATGTTACTTTCTTTAAGTATATAAGTCCACCAGCACCAACTAATTTATTTTTCGAGTCTTTTCCCATAGCCATTTTACCATCTGCGATCATTAAACATTTATGAATCCATTTATTTGTATCTTCATTAAAATATTTCTTATAATACATTGCTAAATTTGAATTTAATAGATATTGTTCTAAGTTTACTAAACATCCGAATATTCCATTAGCATCTGTATTCTCATAACTTAAGAATTGATCTGTTGTTATTACTTCTCTACCATTTAATATTTTTCTTCCCTTCTCATCAATTTTACCTAATCCTATTTTTTGACCAGTGGTATCTACCATAGAATTTAAATGCATTTCCCATGTTTGCTTACTCATCAAATAAACTAAGTTTTCATTATCATATCCTTCATCAACTGCAGCTTCTGCCCTTGCCCATCCCTTTACAGTATCTACTTCATCTGCATTGAATGTTACAATATTTTTTGCTGGTATACCTTGCACTTTTAATATTCCTAAAGGTTGACCACTTCCACTACCATTTACAATAGCTTTCTCTATAGCTCTTATCATCGCTTTCTTAATTTGTTTTACTATAGTTTGCTCAAATACTGGTAATGATACAGTAGCTGTTAATAATCCTACTGCAACTTTTGCTTCTAATACATGATATCCAAATGTTAATTTAGCTTGCATCTTAGCTTTTTGTTCATCAGATTGAGTATTTTCATCTGATAACCATGTAGCTTCTGGCATTACTTCACTTATAGGAATAGCAACCCCTCCTTGATATTGTGTTTGAGTAATTTTATTAATTATTTTACCTTCTACAGTTAAATCCTCAATAACTTTATTCATAATAGTAGTAGGAATTACTGCTGCAACATCACTTACAATTGTTAACTCTGCAGACCTCTCCTCACGTCTAAACTTTTCAGGAATTGGAGTTCCGCTAACAATATAATTTCTAAATGCTTGTCTATATTCTAATGAACCATACATATCCTCTTCTTCTCCTTGACTTCTTGAATCTACTCCTCTTCCATAAGTACCTAATGGATTTAATCCTCTTTTTTCTAGATTTTCTCCACCATTATCTCTAGCAGCTGGATCATTACCTTCATCACTTAAACCTCTTGTTGATATTTGTTCCTCTAAATTCTTAATTTCAATATCAACTTTCCTAATATCTAATTCTATTTTATCCATTTCTTCCATTGTTGCTGCAGTTTTTATACTTTCATATAATGCTGCTCTCTTTTCTTTTGTTTGTTGTAATAATTGTTCTAAATTCATTTTTCATTCTCCTCTTCACTAATTATTTTTATATTTATATTGCATTTGTAACTTCCTTTTTCTTAAGTCCAAGCTCTCCCGCTGTTTTAAATTCCCCTCTAGTAATTCAAAACTTCTTGCGAATACAGAAGTTGTATCATAAAATGGGGTATCCACTACGCTTACATCATATAATTTTTTAATATTTGTTACTGTTCTAAGAGTTTCCTCATCTCCATAGGTCCAATTATCGCCTCCTGAAGAAACAGTAAAAGCAAAAGACATCTTATCAATCAATCCTTCTTGGATAGATTTATAGATGTCTCTGTTACTTTGAGTATCAATTAACTCTGCTATTATTTTTAATCCTTTTTCATCTTTAATTAACTGTAAACTATTATTTCTTGTTCTAGCCATAATACACCAAGTATCATTATGATTATATCTTAAAGGTACATCAGTCATATCAGTATAATCTAATGCTCCTCTTTTTATTATTTCTGTGAACTTTCTAGTTCCGTAAGCATGAGTTGCTGGTTGATCATACGTAATTGCATAACCTTCTATAATCATTTTACCTTCTTCATTATCTACAGCCCTCATCTCAATAAATCTTTGTTCTCCTTTAGCTTTGCTCACCGTTATCCCCCTTTCCTTTTACAACTGACTTTTGTAATTGATATTGGTCTGCAATATCCCTATTAATATAATTTAATGATTGCTTTCTTACATTTCCACCTTCAAATGGAGGATATCCAAATGCATTTAACACTTGGTTATCTGTTAATGTTCCTATTCTTGTTAATATATCAACTGCATTAATTTTATTTGTAGTATTCATATACATTAATCCTTGTTGATAATATATAATCTCATGTCCTATTTCTAACTGTCTTTGAGTAAAAAGTGTTTTTGTAAAGGCTCTACCCAAACTTATCACCATAGGTTCTAATTTCTTTTCATAATACGCCTGATACTGCTCTTCTGTAAAATCTCCATTGAATATAGGCCTAGATACACCATAATTAGCTAATATTCTATTATCTATAAATTCCATTGTGTCTTTATCTATAAACTTCGGATCTATTTTTAAAGGAATATAATCACTTTTATTATCTATAGGTAATATCCCATTTTCAGCATTTTTCATTTTTACTTCAAATTTTTTTCTTTCCTCTTCTTGTTTTTCATCATCAAGCATTGTATTAATTTTCAATATACCTTTTACTGTAAAGCTCGCCTTTACTCCAATTTCCATTCCTTGAATTATAGTATCATTAGCATTTAATAGCTTTAATAACCCTTTATTATTAGGTTTTCCCTCTTCATCTCCCCCCATAAAGTCATTCAAGCCATAATCTTTTCTCCAATGAATTATATCCTCATATGGCAGTGTGTATGGCTCACCATCAGCAAAATAAAATCTAACAAATAACTTTCCTGTAACATCTTCTAAAAATTCTACATTAGTAGGATTTAATGGCCATAAACCTGTATAATACCTTTTATATTTATTGTTTTCTAATGGTATCTTTTCATAAGTTGGATATATAAAGGCATTTTTATTATATTCATACTGAAATACTATCTTAGAAATAAAATCTGATGTTGTCATTAATGGATTAGGTCCAAATTTTAATAATCTATTTAGCTCATCATTTACTACTGTTTGCATTTCATTGTTAGGATCTATTCTTATATGCTTAGGACATAATTTACTCATATCATTACATATAATCGATATTGCATTTTGAACAATATCGCTTGCATACACATTATTTCCAAACTGACTAAACATTGGTGTATATCCATTCATCATTTTTGCATACTTTGCATTTTTAATTGTTTTTTTAGCACTACTTAGAAAATTAAATATTCCTATCTTAATCACCTCCTTACTATATCCATGTAATCCTTCTTGTATCTATTTAATGTTTCATATGCAATTAATGTTGTTACAGCTCCATCTATCCAGTTATCAGGCTTACCTTGAACTTTTACTGGTGCTCTTTGAGTTCCTGAGCTCTTCCATTTAGCTGATACATTTTTAAAACACATTATATCAACTGGATTTTGTGCATAATTTAATAGATTATCCTTTAAATCAGCTTCAACTGAACTCATTGCAGATGATAATTCAAAAGCTTGACCTATTTTTTCAGTATCAAATCCATAGTCTTCCATACCCTTTTTAAAGGCTTTAGCTTGCCATTTATCATATCCAGTCATAAATACTCTTATTCTATATTTTTTATATAACATAACAAACCATTCAACTACATCTGATTGTTCAACTTCATTACCTTCACATAAGAATATATATCCTGCCTTTATCCATTCTTTAAACTTACTTTTAGTTTCATCATCTTCCATATCTCTTAATTTAGATTCAGGAATGAAATATTTTGAAAAAGTTGTTTTTGATTTAGTTTCTGGATCATAAAATAATATTCTTGCATTTGTTAGGTCATTAGTTTCTGATAAATCTGCTGCACCTATTGCAATTTTCCCTCTAAAATCTTCAATATTAGCTTCTAGATTATTCTCTATATCTTTATTACTTAACCACGCTTGTGCATTATTTTGTTTTACATTAAAATCTTTAGCTAAAACAAAGGCCTTAGTGCTTGAGCTATCCCTTGCTTCTTCAATCATTCTTCTTAAAAATGACCATTTTTTTATTTTTCCTATACCTGGATTACTTTTTTGCCAACTTAATTCATCTTCCCATACTTCTTCTTCTGAATCTTGTGTATATAACCAGATTAACCATCTTTCATTTGTCTTTTCTCCACTAAGAACCTTCCTAGCTTCAATTAACCTTTTATCTAGGTACCCATCTTGAGTAAATCCTTCTGTAGTTAACTCAAAATATAGTGGCTCATCTTGTGTTGATAACGCTTGTCTTATAGGCATTACTAAACTATCATCTTCCATTTCAAAAACCTCATCTACTGCACCAATACCAATATTTCTACCTTCTTTTGCTCCTGATTTAGCAGAAAGTTTTCTTATGCTACCTTTATTCTGATAGCTGAACTTTCCTTTTTTCTTTTTAGTTTTAGGATTTCCAAAATAAATTCCTTTAAGATTCTTTCTAGTAACCTTCTCTAAAGTTTTACTTTCCTCTCGCATTGAATTTATTGCTTGGAACATCAAATCAGCTTGTTCAAAGTCATTTGATGCACAAAGAATCTTTTTACCCATCTCTCCACAGAACCATTCAGATAAGCAAACTGCTCCGATAAGTGGTGTTTTCCCATTTTTACGCCCAACTAAAAAAAGTATATCCTGATACTTACGGACATACCTTCCAACTTCTTCATCATATATCTTTATAGCAAATATAGCTTCTATAAAAGCTTTTTGAAATATTTCTAATATAAATGGCTTACCTGCATGTGGTGCTTCAAAATGCTTACACTCATTTTCAATAAATTTAATATGTTTCTCTGAATCATCATAGTCTATTTTTATATTCATTATATTTTGATAAATAGGATCTGTTAATTCCTTTTTAAGTTTTTCAAGCTGTAAATATAGCTCTTCACCTACAATTATTTCTCCCTTATCAATCAAATCAATATATTTAAGTATCCAACTTCTTGAATTGTCATTATTCATAATCACTTAATTCCTCATCATCATCATCATCTCCAGTGGCAATTCCTAATATACTTGATAGTTTAGCTATATAATTTATATAACTAGCCCTTGTTTTTTCAATTACCTTTGATACTGGTAATTCTTTTTGTAATGATGAATTTGTGGGATGAATCTTTATACGACCACTTGACTTAATTATCTCATGAAGTTCGTCAAGTTCAACTCTAACTCTAGCCGCTTCCCAAATTGCTCCATCAACTAGCTGTAGTAAAGTTTCATCTGCTTTAATAAATAATTCTCTTATCCTTTTGTATTCTTTTTCAACCTTCACACTTTTCACCTCATTTCCAAAACTTTTTCAAAAAAAGTCAAAATTTTAGTGTGTGCCTAAATTACCTATCACCTCCAACGGTCCTAGTGAGGTCAAAAAAAAATAGCCTATGGGGGCTATATTATTTTCTATACTCATCAAACCATTTATCAATATAAGTAATCCATTCTTCTCTATGCTCACTCCTATAATCATTACAGTTATTAAGCCTTGATATACAAGTATCTCTATCTATATCCATTAAGATTAACTCTGCATTTGTTTCCCTAGCAAGTCTTTCTCTCTCAACTTTTCTTGGATATCCTCCAATAATCCATGCTGTTCTAAACCCACCGTATCTAGTCTTAATATTTTCTATAATAGAATTCCTTATAGCAAATACATTGTATGATAAGCTATCTGGTTTATCATACTTAGGTAATAATGTTACTGCCTGATATAAGCTATCCATATCTACCACTATATCGCCTCGCTCCATATGTTCAATTACATATGAAGTCTTACCAGACATTGGTGGACCATAAACAATATAAACTGCTTTCTCTTTTCTCTTATGTCCTCCACCACTCCAACGTTTATGATGTCTATTATGACAGCTTTGACATAATATCTCTACGTTATCTGGATTAAGACTTATCATCTTATCTTTATAATTTTCTTCAGTAAGTTCTATAATATGATGTAGCTGTATATGCTTAGATACTACAATTCTTTTATCGCATCTCTCGCAATGTATTCCATCATGCTTACTGCGTTGAAGTAATATTATTTGTCTAAAATTAATCCATTCATCTGAAGAATAGAATCTTTTTAAAACTCCAGTACTCATTACCAAGCTCCTTGCTCTATTTGTTGTTTCTTAAGTTTTAGATGCTCTCTATCATTTGAAACCTTATGAGGATTATCACACCATCTTCCTTTTTGTCTATTGGCTAACCAAAACTTAATAGCTGATACATCTGGTGGAATTTCTTCTTCAAATTCAACAGTAACTACATTTTCTTTTTGAAGTTTTCTTCCTTCTTCATCATAATGATCCTCTTTAACTTTTATCGCTTGAACCTTAGTTACTTTATACCCACATGCTCTTTTATATAATGCATTTTCTACCTTTGCATCAGCGGTCTCTTTACCCCTTTTTAAATGGTCTAAAAAGTCCGAGTATTCCTTTTTATACTTCTCAAATGTAGATTTTGAAATACCTAAGTTTTTTGCAATTTGCCTTTCAGACAATCCCAAAGATGCCCATATTTCAACGTCTGCAAGCTTTTGTTTAATCTCATCCCATTTGCTTTTTGCCATATCATTTCACCCCCTTTCTATTCGGACCATTTATTTATTTTTTTTAATATTTTTAAAGCATTTCCCATCTTTAATTTTATAGTTGTTTTTAGTAATTTTATTTTACTTAGCCCAAATAGCTTGTATCCATTGAAAATACTAACTTTAAACTACTTTTCTATTTTTTTATTCAATCAGTAATATAGGTGACGATTACGCATACAATTTTTTTAGTGCATATATT